AGACACGTTGACTTGATTAGCGTTCATTGGAACAGACATTTGCGGCCCACCTTGCGGCACGGCTTGGATCATGTTTCCGTTGTCCATCTGGCCGCCCATCGAGGCAAGGATGGATTGTGCAAGAGGGCCGTCAGCGGTTGAGGCATTGGCCACTGCGGATTGTAGGTTTGTCGCATTCTGGTTCTTGATGCCTAGCCCTTCAGTCTCAGCATCATATTTACCAGCCAAAGCGTCACTCGCTCTGGCTCTGGCGAGTGAAGCATCATCCGCTGCGCTGCCAATCAGTGCGCGAGTCAAGTTGCTCACCCCTTGCATCAGGGCTGGATCCATTGCGTAAGGGTTGCGTCTTGCCATTATGCTTTTCCTTTATACAAGCCGTAATTTGTACCAACTTGACCGCCAGCCATGAGAAGTTGAGCGAGTGGGTTGTATGCTTTTTCGTTGGCAGCTTCTAACTCTGCGCCTAGTGCGCCAGCGGAACCCTTCATAAAGTTACCTGTCATTTGGCCGGTTGCTGCGCTTTGACTAAACTGAGGGTTGACGCGGTTGGTTAGATAAGTGCCAAAGCTGTTAAGATCAGCTAGCTGCGCGTTCTGTTTGTTGTTGAAAGCGTCAGCATTGTTGGTCGCTGTTGTAAACGCATCGGACACAATTTTAGGAGCATTAGATGATGCAGACGGCAAGTTCAGCGCACCAGCCACATCCCCGCCATAATACTTACCTAGTCCGGCAGCTTCATCTGCAACGCCTTTGTCGAAACCACCAGATCTATCCATCATGGCGTTTGACGCTAGCATCGCCCCTTTTGACTCGTCTTGGAGCGCGTTCTGCCTTACATTTTCGGCTGCCGTGACAGTGCCTCTTGCAGACTTGGCTTCGTTTGCAGACCGACTCTGCAAATACATGCCGCCAAGTTGTGCGCCGATACCGATAGCTAGTGGATTACACATTATAACACCTTCACGCTAGAGCCAGAAAATGGACTTGCAACACCAGTTGAAGCGCCGCTTTGGGCGGCTCCAGTGTTGACCAATTGTGAGCCGCCTGCAAATGCTGACGGACTAATCGGAGCAACATTCTCTGGCGCTGTGCCTGTCACAGTTGGCGCTGAAACCTTGTCAAAATCGACAAACATATCCATCGATGGGGCATCCGGCCCAGCCGCTTTAAGCTTTGCGATGTCGCTGTCAAAGTTGAACTTGCCGATGTTGTTTGTCTGAGCGTCAATCTCTTTCACTGTACTAGCGCCGCCCATTATGCCGCTTAAAGATTTAGCAAGTTTTGATTGCTGGTCAGCAATGGCTTGGCGTTGCTGTTCAGCATAATCTTTTGCCGCCGTTCCAATTCTGGCCTCTTCCGCTGTTCTTTGTGCATTTAATGCCGCTACCCTTGAGTCAAAATCAGATTGGTCAAATATACCTTGCTGTTTGAACCCTTGATATATACCGCGCATTGCATCGTCATATTGTGATTGAACGCTAGGGGTGTTCACATCTCTAAATGCTGTCTCTAGGTCAGAATAATAATCATCATTGAAGCCGCCAAAAGCATCGACCAAAGCTTGGTTTCTGTTTGCGTAAGCTGTCGCTCTTCGATCACGCGCAACTTGCAAAGGATCGATCCCTCTACGCCGAGCGTAAGAGGATTGCCCACTAGCGCCCCCGCCTGCATTCCATCCAGTTTCCGGCCTGCCCTTAATAGGGGTTCCTGAGTAAACTCTGCCGCCAAAAAGCCCTTTTGAAAAAACGCCTCTGAAGTTTCCGTTCTGGTCAAATTGTGGCATCGCCCCTTCATCCAACTTAGACCGGAGGTTGTTTCGATTAAATTGGCCAACAGTTTTATCCAGACCCACTGTTGGGTTGAAGAGCATATCGCCTGTAGAATAATTACGGTTATCGCCTCGGTCTAACTGGCTGTAAGCGTCTGAACGGCGCTGATCCGCTGATCTCGCTTCATTCGGATTGCTGTAATCTATCTGGTTTACGTTATTAGCGTTGTTGTCGCTGCTGGATTCTTCACCCATAACTAACTCCTTAATGCATCAGTGCGGGTCTGGCCGCTGATATTTTTCCTATGCGCCCTGTCTTCAAACGCCTATACTTTGCCTCAAGCACATTCGGATAAAGTTCCTCTATCCACTCTTTTGTGTGCCTCATTAAGTCAGGAACACCGCCGAATGGGGCAATGAACTCCATAAACCAAAGCTGCCCATCGTTTTCACCGTTTGAAAAAACCTGTGGATCAAGCATCTTTGTGCGGTTCACATGGTGCTGTTCTGACTCTTCATCCAAAAAAGCAAACGTGACAAAAGCAATCAAATCGCCATCATCGTTGTCGTAGTACAGCAACGCACGTTGCGCGAACAATGGCGCGGCTACCATCCGCTCGATATCGCTAACAGTCCACTTATGATGAATGTCGCTGACTGCCATTATCCTCACTATTTCTCCAATCACTTGGTAAAAGTTAGTGTCTGTAACTTCGTGGCTTTCGATCATTAGTAACCGCGTCCACCTTTGCCCTTCTTTTTTCCTGGCATTGCATCATTTCCTTTCTGTGCATTACTCATTAATCACCGTGCCTGATCCGCCACTACCAGAGCCAAAAAGCACATTGCCATATTTAGCTTGACCTCTGCGCTCTAGATCCGCCTGTGTTGCAAGACCGCTAGTCACCCCAGCAAACAAAGCGCCTAGAGGGCTGTATGCTGGCAATGAGGTGAGTGTCTGCGCTCGATTCATGGAAGTGTTAGCCGCAAGCATCGGATCCGCAGTATTAGCGTTCTGGGCGTAAAGATCGGTTTGGGCAGAATTAACAGCTTTTCTCGCGCTGTTCTCAAAATCTAATGCCTTGTCCTCGATCTCTCGTTCTTTGGTTCCAGCCATCTTAGCCAGCTTTTCACGGCGATTAGCGGCAATCGATGAATCTGACAACCCGCTCCGAGACAAAGCAGCAAGAAGGGTTTTTGAGGCATCTGTTAGCTGGTCATCAAACTGGGGCTTTGCATAATCAAGATAAGACTGGCGGCGGCCAGCAAAATAATCATCATCAAACTGACTAAAGTTTTGATCGATCCGCTCTCGTCCATCACGGATCTTGGCTTGCCGCTCGTCTTCTCGTTTCCGAGCCTCTTCAGCTTCGCTATTGTTCCCGCCGCCGCTACCGCACATTTTCAATCCTTCCCGATCCAGCCCACTTGACCGGCTCAACACTTTCTTTCACATAAGCAAACGTGATAAAATTCTCTCCGTTGCGCCCAAATCCTTTAATAAGACTTTCCTTTTTTAATCCCAGAAACTCTAACCAGTTATGAACTTCCTCATATCCCTCGATCGATTGACACTCGACTCGGTGAGCGCCTGTCTGTTCTATGGCTCCAATTATACGCTTTATTATAAGCCTTGTCAGTTGCGCTCCGATCTTTTGAAAGTCATCTGTCGCAAACATCCCAAAACTCCACACATTAGGCCGCAAAGGCACATATGTTAAAACAGCTATGATTCCGTCTTCTTTCGTTCCGCAGCCGATTGTCGTTTCACATGCTGACCACGTTTCGCCTAAAAAAGCGGCTAACTCTTCCCTGTTCTGCGAATAGGTTGTGCAAACAATTTCATCGTAATCCCTTTGGCGCATCCGCTTTGCGACATCATAAATCTCAAAAGCAGTCGGCTTCCCATAAATCATCCGGCCTCGCTTTGATTATAATGGACTGCGATATTCCCCAATCTCGCATAACCATCTTTTGTGCAGCTAAGTCTTGGTGCGATGTGCGTTGAATATCCGATCATACTGACTCTGCCCATCCCATATGTTGTTTTGTTAACTGTAGCCACGGTTTCCAAAAGGGATATATCGCTGGGGTCTGTAGCGACTTGGATATCCCATTCGTTTTCGCACGTTACATCGAGGCCGTAAAAATCTTTGCTTGTTGCTGGAGAAGATCCATCGAGGAAGGGCAATTGCACTGTCACAGTGGAATTGTCATAGGTGTTTCTGTTTTCGCCGCCAAGTGAATATAGATTATTACCGCTTCTGGCTAGGATCTGAGCGCCGTCATAAGCCCATTCGTCTACTGAAAATCCAGGCTCATAAACCGACCACGCCGACACTTTTGATGATGGGAAATAAGAGAACACATACACTTTTGACCCAACCGCCAACAGATACCGTCCGTCTTGCGGCTCAAGAATGGCAGTCGCTTGCTCCGCTGTATCACGGTTCGTGTTAACTTCTTTGCTAATGAGATCATCAATCGGATTGCCAATATCACCAACAAAGGCCGCATTGGACGAATCCCTTGAACGTAACGATCTGATACCTGATAGAGACAAATAGAAAACATCGTTATCTCCAAACTCAACCACTGATTTAGGGGCTATCGTGCCAGTATTTACCAAGACTTGTATTTGCTGGTTTAGCGCCTCATCTGCATCAACGAACCAAATCTGGATTGCTTGTTCAGCAAAAACCGCAATATTGTCAAAATAGTTAGCAATCGCCTTTAGATCTTCAGATCCTTTCGCATTGTTTGACAGGTTGATAAAGCCAGCCCCGAGAGATGAGTCATTCCACTCATTGGGGTCATCGATTGCCGAAAAATGCAAAAGAGAGTCAGACAAAGCATACATCTTTGATTTCGCCGGACGAACAAAAGCGCCTGGAATATAACCGTTGATGCTGTTACTCGCTGCGCCTCCATCCAAATAATTCTGGGATGCCGGACTAAAAGCTGTAGTTACGTTACCGCTTACATTGACAACCACGACATCATTGTTCTGCCCAGCGCCGCTATCGTCTGACATTATATTCACAGACGAACCAACTGAAGTTGCTTCAAAATTAGGTGCTGAAGTAAATGAGTTTATAGCGTCTGCTATAGCAGTGGCTGTTGCGGTGTTCGATGTATCCCAAACAACTTGGCCTTGAAATACAGAAACTCCGTTTACAGTAATACTGGTGATTGCGTTATCAACGCCACCAGATAGCGCATTGATGTTCCCAACTGTGTATCCGCCTTGGGTTGTGACAGTTACGGAAAAGCCGTTTGAGGCAATGCCGTGATCGGAAGCAGTAATAGTTACGACTCCGGCAGCGGCTGTCGCCGTATAGTTTGGCACAGATGTAAAAGCGTTTATTGCATCTCTGACATTCTCGGCGGATGTTGTGTTGTTGCCTGTGTGGGCTATTGTGTTGGCGCTGTCTGTTATTTCGATATTGTTGACGCGAACAACGCGAATGTCATCGCCTGGGTTTAGTGTGCCACCAGTTACCTCGAATGACCCGCTTGCGGGTGTGCCACCAAGCGTTCCGGCTGTGATGCTGAATTTTGCCCTTGCTCTGCCATCAAACCAGTCAGTGATCCGCGCACCATTAAAATAATGATATATCCGCCCATCAGCAAATTCGGCGGCTGCGTACACCTGTCCATTAAAAAAGTCCGTTGATAAGACTTTTGTCATTGCTTCGCCTGTCGGGTGAGCAAGCTGGACATAGTTTACGTTTGCTGGTGTGCCGGAAGCAAAAGTCACGGATGATGAAGGGTCGCTCCCAAACGTGTATATTTGTCCACCGGCAGCTGCTAGGCCAAAAGTGTTACTTGGCAAGGCCGCAAGGTTTACAAAGGCTGGGCGCTTCTCTATCTCGCCGCCTCGCGTGATGTGTGCGTTAGTTAGAGTTACAAGCGTTCCAGGGTTGCTGGTCACGTTCATGCGTCTAGCGTCTAAGCCCGATCGAAAGTCTTCAACAAGAATGTAAGGCATACTTAGATCCTAGCAACAAGTGGTGGGCCTTTTGGACGGTACATCCCTTCTGGTTCTCCGCCACCAATGACGAATGTGTCGGTTTTGGCAAGCCGCGCCTTGAGCCTTGAATAATGAGCATTAGCTTGCTGCAACTTGTTTTGAGCATCTGCTTGCTTTTGCCGAGCGGCTATTTCAGCGGCTGCATACAAAACTAGAAGCTGGTCATCCAAATCTGCTAAATCAGCCGATGCAATGAAGGGGCTTAGATTTTTGATGCCAGTTATACGGACTTCGCCAGCGCCGCTAGATGCCACACTGTTTGTTGAAGGAACAGGCCAAAACTCTATCTGATCGCCCTCGTAAGCGTCATAACGCCT